CTTCATATAGTTGAGCTAGTTCTGATGGACCATAAACTGGAGATTGTTGTTCAACACCAAATTGATTTACAGGTACATCTCCAACAGGTGAAAATACTTGGGATGGGTTTGAGGTAATACCTCCAATATAAAAATTACTATTGTCAGAAACCGTACCCAATAACGTTCCTCCCAATCTTTGGAAGAAGTTTCTTGGAAAATTGGGTTTGTATCTATTGTAATCAATGTTCTTAAACAATCGAGACCTTTGACCTGCTCCCATGTTATTGAACATGATTTGAGATCCTGTCTCTCCACCACCCATCAATCTATTAAAAAACTTACCAACACCACTTCTTCTGAATGCATTGGAAAGTTGTTGTATAGTTGTCGGCTGACCTAAAGTAATGTTTTCGTCAAAATAAGAACCAGGGATTGGTGACACTGGTAATATACTTCCTCCAAGTCTCAGAGCAAAGTTTGTTGCAGCAAGAATAGGATTGGCAGTAACCGTGATTGTATAAACAGGTTCTATTATTGGTACTACGCCTGTTAGTATGTTTACCAAGTCAGTACCACTACTAACATTCAAAATGTTTGCTCTACCTAAAGTATCTTGACGAATTTGTGCGGCAATTCTATCTTCAAATTCTTTTCTCAGAGTTTGGGCACCTAATCTTGCAATAAATGAGTCTTGACTCAATAAACCATTACTACCACCTGGGTCGGGTGATAAAAGTATTGATACTGGTGTATAAGTTGAAGGAACAAATGTTGTTGGATATGGTTGATTGTTTGATGTATTTGTTGTTAGAGGACGTTGTAATGAATTAAAAAATTCTGCACTATCTAAAACTACTTCACTTCCATTGGAAAATACATTGAGAGGTTTCCATTTTAGTGCCTCGGAACTTCCCTGTTTTACTATATCGGCATCTTGATATCCATAAATACCCTCATTTGATTTTGTATTTAATAATGATCCAGGATCGGGTACTTGCTTATATCCACCTTCATTACCATATTGATTTAGAGGAAATAATTTATTTGCGTAAGAAGGCTCGTCAATCAATTTATCGGGACTGTTCTGAACTGAAGAATCAGATTGAGCATACACCGTATCAATCGGTTGTGTGGGTCTATTCGGAGCTTTTGCGTAAGGTGTTAAATTCCTTTTCAAAAGATTTGTTCTAAACCCTTGTGTATTCGCTAATATTAATAACGGACTTGCCATTTATATTTTTATTAATAAATAGAATATTATTGTTTTTTTATTAGATACCTAAAGGTGTACCAGATTGGTATGCTCTGGATTCATTAGTATTGTTTACTAAATAATTTTTGATATCTTGTCTTTGAATTAATCTTTCAAAGATTTTCGTTATTTCTTCTATTTGTTGAGGAGTCATATTTTGAGGTCCATTGTTAAAATTTAGGTTTATATCAGGTACTGGTCCAAATTCTACCTTTAAAGGGTCTCTACTTGGTTGTGGTAATGAAACACCTCTTGTAGCTATAGGGTCAATTCCACCCACTGTAACACTTGTTGTTGGTGCAGGTAAACCAGGCCCGAAAGCTGTTGTTGAAGATCCAAAACCACTTGGGCCAAATGTTGTAGGAATTTTATCTCCTGTAAGTAACATAGATAAACCATCTAAAATTGGACTTATTTTTTCTCCAAGTTTTTCTCCAGTAATGGTTCTTGATTCTTTTTGTAATTCTTGGCTTATTTGTCGTGAAGCTCCTCCGATTTGTGCCATAGATTCTTTACCAACCTCTCCGAAAATATTAACAGCTCCTTCAGCAAGTATGGCAAATATTTCCGCTTCACTAGTCTTCCCTTCTTGGATGGCTCCGATTAAATCTTCTCTCAAAGTACCTGAAGCATCGTTTGCAGTTTTTCGCAACTCTTCAAGATTTTGTGTTCTAGCCGCCCCCCTAGCAGTTGCATCTGCCACTTCTTTAAGACCCTCTGTGATATCCATTGCTACGTCACTTGTCAGGGCCGCACCCGCTACAACAGTTCTGATTGCCTCGATGTTGTTGTCAATTGATTCTTGTAGTGTTAATTGTTCTCGAGCAGTTTCTTCAATAGGTTTATTACTATCTTTTTGTTGGTCAATCAACAAGTCAAATTCTTTTTGAGTAATTTCACTCAGTTTTCTTGATTGTTCCTCACCTTTTTCGTTTCTAAACTTAACTTCATATTGACCACCTGTAGTCATGGCCCCTATGTTTGCAAGATACTGTTTGTCCTCTTCATTTTCAAACTTTATCGAAGGACTTATTTGAGACAACCTTTCATCTAACTCAGAAGCCGCTAAACCCATTTTTGACAATGAACCTAACGCCAATCCCGAGGCCTTTTCCATTTCTCTCAGTGTCAATACCCCTTGTGGGTTGATTTTGAAAGATTTTGTTTCGTCGTCAAAATATGTGAATTGTTTCGAGACCTCTATCAAACTATCTTGTAACCCTGAAGGGTCATTGATAGATGCATTCATTAAAGCAAAAGGGTCAACCAAAGTTCCGGCAGCTACTCCTAACCTTTGAAATGCTCCCGCAACTTCTATCGCTCTGTCAGGATCTAAAACATCATCCGCTAATTTTAATGTTTGTCCTACGTCAAACCTCATCATCGAAGCTTGAGCCGCCATTTTTGTTAAGCCCAAAACACCATCTTCGAATTGAAAACGGTTCATTTGGTCCATATTTTTACTTACATCTGCAAAAACTGTTTTGGCGTTTCCGCCTATACTTTGAACATATTGAATTGATTCCTTCATTGCTTCAGGAATAGACTCTATCCCAACACCAACATTTAAAAAACTTTCAGCTAACTCACCACCTGTTTTTCCCACAATTTTTTCAAGAGCATATAATTTTTCAATTTGTTCAGTGGAGGCGACAACATTTCGTCTTGAAGCTTCAGCGACTCCCGATATTATCGATTGTACATTTGATAAATCTCCACCTAATCTAGTTATATTAGGTAAAGCATCAATCAAAGACCTTTGTAATTCGAAAATTCTTTCCCTTCCTTGTGTAAATGTTTGTAAAATAGCCTTACTAAATTGACCAAGGGCTTCTTGCTGTTGTTTGAAATTGGTTTCTTTTTCTTGAAAAGCTGTACCGAGTGTTGTACCTGTTGAGAAAAACATAATGTTATTTTATTTATAAATACAAAAGGACTGAAAATTCAGTCCTATCTGTTTAGTTCCATCCATTTATTTAACAAATACTTTCTAATAAAAATTGGCATTATCAAAAAATCTGAATAGGATACATTCAAAAGAGTTTTTAAAAAATAGAATTCATCTATTTGTCCTTTTCTATAATCAGAAGAAAGGACGAAAAAAGTCCACCCCAAACCCAACATTAACTGTTAGTTTTTCTCCTGAAGGGGCTGTAACTGTTTTTTTCAAATCTAATTTAGGTTCGTTTTCATCCAAAAATTTTCTTATGTATTTGGAATCCGCAATCGGCATTTGGTCAATAAATTTTGAAATCTCTCCTCTATCTGTAGTACCATTGATTTCAACAATTTGCTTATTGAGTCTCCAAGTAACTTTTGGAGCAGTTCTTCCTTCTGGATATGATTCTCCTAATCTTTGTATTTCTAAAATTTCACCATAGGTTAATGGTTTAATTTTAGCTGTCACTCCTGATTTGGGTAAAGTTGTTAGAAAGACACCATCTTCTGTTGGTTGTTGTCCTTTGACTATATTCAACTCATCTAATTTGACACTAGTTTTAAAAGGTTTTTTTGTGATAGGGTCAGATAAATTCAAATCCATCTCAGGGCCGAAAGAGGTATTTCTTAAAAAAATTAAAATTGCTTCAACATCTCCTTCCATTAAATCTTCCACTTTAATGTCAGGTTCATAAATTTTTGACCTCAACAAAGTTTGGGTCATATCATTTCCAGCCGCCATCAAAATGTTCTCATCGTTGGCGGTCAAATATCCAACTTTTATTGATTTTTTTTTATTTTTATAAAAAGCCCCTTGTGAGGGTAATGGCACCACATCATGTGGTAATGAAAAATTTGATTGTCCGTAGTCTTTTGCTTGAGTATCCATATAAAAATTTAACCGTAAAGTTTATCTCTACGGTTAAATATAATTTAATATAATTTTTTTTAAATAGAAATTACTATTTTAGTAAACTAAAACACATCTGTCCATTCTTAATGATGTACTAATTGTTGCCAATCCATCTTGAGCATAACTCAAAGCATTGAAGTTTACATCTGTAAGGAAAGTTCCGTATAAAATCCATTTTTCTACGACAACTCCTGTTGGGTCCAACATTTCTAAGTCGACATCTTTTTTGTAACCTGCAGCATAACCCATACGACCAGTTACAGATTCTGCGTGAAGTCTAACCCATTCCATCAGAGCTTGTGCTGCTGAAGGACCAATTGGGTCTCTGAAAACCGCTGGAATTGGTTGCCATGTAAATCTACCGGCAACATAAGTTTCAGTGTTCAAGAAAGGAATCGGAGTGGATACTATTTGTATGTGTGGTCTTGCTGTCGATTCAACAAACCACTCATTTATACCAAGTGAGGATGGAAACCTTAAGATAAAACGGTTCTGCCGTTTTGGTTCGTAAGGAATCGGCATTTTCATTAATAAATCAGCCATGTGTTTTAATTTTTTTTGTTTTTGTTATTTTATAGATAAATATAGCCTTTCACAAAAATTTTTCTATTTACTTTTTTTTTGATGAGGTTATTCTTATTTAACTTCCCGCTTAAATCCTCCAGCAGTAGAATAAGTCTTTACTATATTATCTGGTTTATTTTCAAAATGTTTTTTCATTACTTCTATGTTTTTAGGATCATCATCACTAAAGCCTATAGATAATTTTTTAGGAACAAATTTATTTGCAATATCTTTCTTTAAAAAAGCTCTTTTATTAAGTACTGCTGCCATTCCTTTAATATAATTAACAAAATTTTCCATCGCCTCTACTTTAGCTTCCTCAGGATTTACCGCCCCTTGTTCATCACCGAAAGAAACAGGATGGTATTTGTTAAGTTCTAAATAAGATTTTATAAGTTCTTCATCAGACATTTCTCCTTCTCCAGCAAAAGACCTGTATTTTTTAAGATTTTTTACAAGTTCATTTTTATCTATTCCACCAAATCCTTCTATAATATAATTATAGATTGCTTGTTTTATTGTATCGGGATTATGTCCTCTTGCAGTAATAATTGCAAAAATTGAACCATTATTTATTGCTTCTCTGAAATCATCGAATGCCGGACCTGTTCTGGCTCTCATTGCATCGACCAAAAAATCTTTATCCCCTTGAGTTCTAAAGTTTCTGAATGGTTGGTCAGCATAATCTACAATAGTTGTCCCGTCATATCCAAAAGGTTCTTGTCCGATTACATGTCTGTATTGTGCAAAATCGTCTGTCGACATTCCAACCTCTTTTCCATTTACATCTTTGAGAATTATTTTGGTTGGCATATGAACAATATTATCATCCCAATCGAATGCATAATATTTTAAATCAGGTGTTCCCTCTGTTTTAAATCCTTCTGTAAACTGTCTTTTCATTTGGCTAAAAGGGGGACAATGTCCCCCTTATTTTTTTTTAGATATTTTCAAACGAAGCTCCTGTTGGAGTGATAAAGAATTCAATATCGATGAATTCTAATGCCTTTGTTGGTTTTAGGTATATCTTACCTGTTAATGTATTTCTATCTAAGTCTTCAGGTGTTGAAGAAACTGTTACTCTAAAGTCATAAAGACCTCTGTCTCTTCTAATTGAATCTAAGATAGGGTTAACACTATCCAAGAATTGTTGTCTAACGATTTGGTCGTTTTGTTCGAACAACAATCTTACAGCTACTGCTGAAATCAACTTACGTGCTTGAAGTAACAATCTTCTAACGTTCAATCTGTTAAGTGCAGTATCTGCAACTTGTAGAGTTTTATTACCCCAAATTACAGTTCCCACATCAGCAAAAGTTGCGATAGGGTTGATTCTTCCTTGATACAATGTATCTCTGTCTTCTTGAGTTAACTTCACTCTTGCTTTGATAGAGTTTACAAGACCTCTTGTGTAACCCGCTGATGCGAACCAAGGGAATGCTATGTTATCTGTCAACGCTAAGTTTCTACAAACTTCACCTGTTGCTGGTAAGTAAATTTGAGTATTGTTTACAGTATCTCTTGTCAATATCCAAGGGTAGTAAGTAGCGGTGTAGTTAGAATCAATTCCTGTGTTGTCCAAATTATCAACCGCTTCTTGAGGATAAATTACATCCAAAGTACTTGTTGCATCTGGTGTATACATTTGATAATCAGGAGTCGTTGCAATATAAACTGAATCCGCTCTTGAGAATTGTATCATGTCGATAGCTTCTTCTACAAGGTTAGAGTTGTTTACATAATCAATACTTGATGTTGCAAATACGTTGATGTTAGTTGATTCAGGGTTTGCAAATGTCAAGATACCAAGTAAGTAAGCGTAGTAATCGGTGTTTGCAAAATCTTGAGTATTGTTTTGAACTACAATTCTTTTGAATAGACCATCACCAGTTGCGTTTGGATATCTTGTTGAAGCGGATGCTCCTGCTAAGTAGCCTGTTGCACCTAATTGGAATTGGTCTTGGTTAGTTCTAAACTCTCTATAGATATCCCATCCATCAAATCCACCCGCAAAACATACTGTATATTTTCTTGAGTAAATAAAGTAGTAAGGGTTTTCTTGAGTTTCAGGGTCTCTTGTGAAGTCAGCAACACCACATTCGAATGCTGTTTGACCACTTGTTAAAAATGAATTAGCAAGTGTTACAACTGTAGCACCTGAGTCCATATGGAAACCTTTACTTAAGTAATTCCAAGTTTGACCCTCAACAGGTATTGGAGACGCAATCCAGTTCAATGGATTTTGTGTTCCTTTATATTGTAAGAATGAATCATCAACCCCAAATTGACTTGAGAATCCTAAATAACTTCTTCTTACAATATCACCTGAAGATTCAACAACGTCAGTTGGTGCTCCGAAAGGAGGATTGTAGATAACTTCACCAGGAAAATAATATTTTGTTTTGAAAATTGGAACTGGTGAAGGGTTTGTTACAGATTCGTATTCTCTTTGAGTATATCCGTAGAAACCACAAGGAATTGCATCAACTGGTGCTTCATCCGCCAATTCAATCATTATGTATCGTGAAATTAAAGCGTATTCACCATCAGTAGAACCTATTTTCTTAGCAACGAAGTTGTTAGATAATGGGTCCATGTTACAGTTAGTGAATTTTTCAATAACAACTGGATTTGCATCGGTGTCAAAGAAATTTCTAACCAACACGTCAAATGTCATGTTATTGAAAGATAAATTAGCAATTGAAACTTTTACCTCAATGTTCGCAGCATTACCATCAGAAATTGAAACGAACTTAAATAAGTTATAAACTTTATTACCTCTCAATTCAGAAACTAAAAATGGTGTACTTGGAGATTTGTATTGTGTAACGTTGTAAGCGATTGATGTTGGGTCTTGAGTTCTTGCCTCTGGTAGAGGAATCAAATTACAATTTAACCCACGAATATATCCTTGATTGTAAGCGTAATTCAAAGTATTAGGGTAAATCTCTTCAACATAAACAGGAACCTCGTTTCTTGATTTACCGAAGTTATCAACACCAAGAACTTTAGTGATGAACTTAGAAGACGATGCCGCCATTGACGTTTCAAAAGAGAAATTATCTCCGTCTTTTGTTACACCTGAAATTAAGAACGCTTCAAAAGGAGATTGAGTAACACCTGAGTATTGTTCACTACAATTCAAAGTTAAAGCTGATAATGCGTTAACTTCATAAATCGGTCCGTGGTTGTCACTTGTAGAACTATTAGTATATAAAGATATACCTCTTGAACGTAAAGTTGCAACAACCATGTTGTTGTATTCTGAATACGCTGTACCTGAGTAATTGTAAATACTACCTGATACTGTACCTGAGAATGTTGACGATGCCCCCGTAGTTAATGTAGAGACATAATAGAAGAATGAATATCCTGAATAAGCATTTCCTGATGTAATATCAAAATTTGCATAATACCAAGGGTCGTTAAGATCAGAAGACAAGTCGTTTGTTGCCAAATTTACACTATCACTGCCATACTCATTAATCACATTTGAATAAGTTGCGGTTAATGTATAATAATCACTTTCAGGAATTGCTCCATAAATAACTGAGGTATTTGCCGATAAAGATGGAGTCTCTGATATATTTACAAGATTACTTGTAAAATCCAAAGATAACGTAGAAGTACTACCGTCTGATAATCTATATTGATTATTTAAATAAGCTTGAACTATCGGAGGTAGTGCCCCACCGTCAAAAGTTATTGTGTTTCCAGTTGAAGACCCCGTAAAGTTTGCACTCCATGTTGTGCCAGTTGCAGGATTAAGACCTATAGTTAATGGGTCAACATTTGCGGTTACTTTAATACTCCATGATGGTCCCGCATCATATCCTGATAAACCTAAAATTCTTGTAACAAAAAGTTGATTAGATTGTTGTAAGTATGACTTTGCAATATATGCCGCCTCATACTTAGGGATTTGTGTGTTTATAAATTTTGTAGGTTCAGTCCCCCCAAAATATGCTTGAAACTCATCGTAGTTTGTGATAAAGATAGGTTCGAATGCTGGGCCTTTGATTGTTTCCCCGACTAAACCTAACGTGGTAACACCCACACTTTGAGCCACAAATGATAAGTCAGTTTCAGACGTATATACTCCAGGCGATACGTATACCTTTTGATTTACTTGTGTTGCTTGAAAAAACATAGTTCAAAATTATTGTTAGCAAATTTATTTTAATGATAAATATTCATATCTAAGTGAAAAAACTTGACTTTTGAATATCTATTTGTAAGGAGTATGAATTTATTCTACCTTTTTTCTGCCTATGAAAACAACTAAAGAAATAAAGAATATCAAAATATCCCCTGAATCACACGAGATATTAAAAAAGTACTGTGAAAAGCGTGGGATAAAAATTTATAAGTTTTTGGAAAATCTTATAGTGGAGAAGTGTAAAGAGAAGAAAGATATCTATGGAGAGGATTAAACCAACTGAGATTCAAACTTAA